GCATGGCTTGTTCGGAAAAACAAAAAGAATACGTCAGTAAACTCCAGCTAGTTAAGTTCGGAGGCAAGGCGTATAAGAAATACGCCGCTCTTCTTCGGAAGTCCCTGACGGCTAGGCAAGTTATTGTCCTCAGCGTGATGTGTAGGAGAGGACCACAGCTTCTCGATCAACCTGTATATCGAACTGAGTGGGAGAGCTTGGTTAATCTTGGTCTCGCAGTTCGTGTCGTTCAGTCGTACAAGCTTAGCCATTTGGCCGCCACCATGCATGGTTTAAAGGTCCACGAAACCTGGCGTATTTTGAAAAAAGAATGGGAGGAAAGAAATGCTCAATCCTGATCGTTCCTTACCGATGGTGATTCCTCAGCCGAAGTATGACATCGAGACTCAACTGGCGGTGTTGAAACGCTGTATGGAAGACCCGTTTTTCTTTTTTAATCTGATTCTCCGGAGGAGTCGTGTTAAACTCTGATCGCTCTCTTCCAATGGTGCCCGAACCACCGTACAATGCCGGTTTTCTCATCTGGGGTTTCTCACAAGTTGTTTTCGAGAACGATGAGTTAGAACAGTTCTTCCGAGAGCAGTTCGTAAAAGCCTTTGGTTTGCCTGGACACTTGTTACAAGCGGGGCCGGTGCGATGAACTTCTATTACAACGGTAAGTTATTGGTACAAGGCAATCCGATGAGTCGTTTCAAGAGAACGATTCCATGGGATGTTCCTGAAATCTTTCCGACGCCGTATTTGAGGAATTGTTCCATATGAACGTCTTCACATTCACTGAGAAGATGGCGCGTGGTCAGTTTCCGGTGAATGTGCCGACTTCTCTTGCTCTCGAATCGTTGATGAATATTCATCCGGATCGAAAGTGGGATACCGCACCTCATCTGAAGTATGACCACTATTGGCTTAGCGCCAGAACGCTTTACAGAAATATCATTGGCTCTTTCACGGCCGACATCAATACTCTGCTCACCCCAGGCATCATCGCAGAACTCATGCATGATGAATGGGAAGCAGTGAAGCGAGTTCTCGCAGTTAGCAAGATCGATGCGACCTTGTATCTTTGCAACTATAAAGCGATCTATGCGCGTTATCGTACACACTCCATCTTTAAAACGGATGTCACTCCGAAACAGGTGGAAGAGCGTAACCGCATGGAAAAGTCCATTCAACAGTTCCTGGACGACGTTGGTAAGGATTACCTGAAAGGGTTCGATACCGATATCATTCCGGATAAGAAGAATGGAAACTTTCTGATCCAAACTCACATTGCGTGGGATCTGTTGTCCTACAGGCATTTTGAAGAACTGGACCTGATCGAATCGCATACGGGAGCCATCAAGAATCGTTCGTTGTGGTACACGAAGTTCAACAACGGAAAAGAACTCTCGATGATTCCGTTCACCCAATATTTCCTTCGGATATTTGGTGATAAAGAATTCTTTTCGCCGATGGATTCCAAGCTGCGTAAGGACATCGTCGAACTCGCAACGAAATACGGCTGGAGCGCTCTGACTACCGACGCTCGTGTTCGGATGAATCTGGATCAGCTGAAGAACCCGTTCTTTCGCGATACCGTGAAGGACATGATGTAATAAATTACCAGGTCTATCTATGATCTGGAGTCCGACAACAACCTTTCTCAATGATTGAGGTAGCCATGGCAGAAGGCAAATTCGTCCCGAAACCCCGGGATAAAAACCTGCTCGATTCGAAGCGTATCGTGCTGTCCACCCCTTGTCCCGTGAAGGGCGTAAAGGGATTCTCGGAACTGCATTACTACGCGAACAACGACAACCCCGGCATCACCGTCTACACGCGTGACCCGGCCGACAAGGACAACAACTTCGGCCGCATTCAGGCGAAGATGGGCGTGCTCGATTTCCAGGTCCACCTGGAACAGCTGAAGGCTGTGACCGAATCGAAAGAGCCGATGAAGCTCGAAATGTTCTGTCAGTCGCCGCGCGGCCAGGACAAGAAGAAGGTCGACGTCGCACGTGTCGAAGTGGGCAAGAACCCCGCGGGCATCGTGTACATTCTGGTCGAAGATCTGGAAAACCAGAGCCGGCCGAAGATCCACTTCAAGTTCGCACCGACGTACTGGCATCACCTCGCCCGCAACGGCGAACCCCTGCAAGAAGCCGAGACCTCCGTTCTCGTGGCTCGCGCAATCTACAAGCTGGTCTCGGACGCGATGATTCAGATCTCGAAAGAAACCTACAAGCACCCGGAACCGAAGCAAGGCGGTAACGGCGGCAACTTCAGCGGCAACCGCGGTGGCGGTGGCGGCAACTGGAACAAAGGCGGCAACAACAATCGTGGCGGTGGCGGCGGTGGTGGTTGGAGCGGCAATGACGACAGCAGCGACTCCGATTCATCGGGTGGCGGTTTCTCCGGCGGGAGTTCCGATTTCGATGACGTGATGTTCTAAGCAGTAATCCAACGAAACCACGCTAACATAACACATGGGTGGCTTCGGCCACCCATGTGAAAACTCTCATTTAAACAAAACGAAGAAATATATCATTGACCTGAAGTAGTTGGTAAATTTTTAAAAGGAGTGTCGATGCAAGCGAAATTCCAACACGCAGGCGTCGCAGGCAATGGTCTGATCCTGATTGAGCACAAAGGGGAGACCCTGGAGTTCAGTGGATCGGTTTATGGACAAGCTTTTAAGAAAGGAACGTACGAACCGTTTCAGCAGATCAATAAGTACTGGTCACGGATCGACCTCGACCTTCAGGACAAAATCTTCGATCTGTATCGCCAGACAAAGAACATCTTCAACGAGACCTTCAATGTCAATCCGCTGATCCTTCAGCTTCGACCGATCCTCAGCGAGATCGTCGCGATCCATGATACTGAAGACTACGAGCGTTGGACTCGGTTTCATGCAGGCATCTGGATTCCTGAAGATCTGGATGTGGAGTACAAGTTTTCGCACGAGAAACCCGGCAGCCGCGAACAGACCTATCTGGTCCCGGACTATTGGGAGCTTGTGTTCATGTTGATGAAACTGCGTTCGATCACCCCGATCTGGGGCGAGTTCGCAGAGATCACCAAGAAGGAATCTGGCCCGACGTTCAGGGATCTGAATACGTATTTCACGATCTCGAAGACTTCGATCGAAGATTCTCCGGCGATGCAACGTCTTTACCGCTATGTGGCGAAGAACGTCAAGCAGGACGACATCAACATTCGTTCGTCCATCGACGGCATCGGCTCCGATGTGTTCGAGAAGAACCTGGTTGCGAACATTCTCGTTCGTTTCCTGTCTGTCGCAAGTTTCACGCGACATCCATCGGATACGCACTTGGTGCAGATCATCCACAAGACGCTTCGTAATCGGCTCTCGCAGAACGAAAGCCATCAGAACGCGATTCTTGAAAAGATCAATCCGAACGAAGACGATTCGAGTGAAGACTCCTCGTCGCGTGCGGAGAAGTACAAGAACAAACCGCTGGTGCCGCCTGGTGAATTTACCGCGATCGAAAAGTGGACCGAGTATTATCGGAACATTGCGGCGCGCCTGCTGTTGAAGAACGAACTGTCGGAAGATGAAATCGCTGAGTTGGAAAAAGCGATGGAGGCTGCCAGTAACATGAGTGGCCACACCCTGGAAGAATGTCAGATCCGAATCATCCAGTGGGTCGTCAGTCCGATCGTCAGCGCTCGTTCGATGTGGGACATTAACAAGTCCAGCATCTTGCGCTTGGCAGGAGTCGCTCAGTTCGTTCTGTGGAATACCGGCTTTAAGGATCTGGCAGGTCTACCGACAGCACGCAGTATGAATGCTGAAGGCTATGGCTCGTATAGCTCGGAATCACGAGCACACATCCCGAAGGACAAGATCGATCGCCTTAACGAACTGTATCCGTTCTATCGTCGGCATCCGACGAAAAAGGCCGTCAAACCCAACAACGATGCTGCGAACGAGATCATGGAATTGGCTCAGGCATTGTCTGACCATACCTGGTTCTTGAACATGGCAGAGGAGCAGATTGCCGAACTACGCGGCAGTGCCGCAAACAAAACATACCGAGTGGGGTACGACATTCGGATCAGACTGGCTGATTATGCCATACACGTACAGATGAGAAACGAACAATTCCTCTCCTTGTACACCTTTTAAAATAGAGGGCTTACACAATGTCGCAACGTGGTCGTCAAGACATCAAGATTTTCGTTGAAGAACTCACCATCGTCGAGTCCGGTTCGTATCCGGATCAGTTCCTCCGTCCGTATAAGTCCGAGATCCGCGGCGATCTGCTCGATCGTATCGACGAACGATTTCAGAAGTCACGGCGTTTCACGCCATCGATCCTGGCCCAAATCGCCAATCAGTTCATGGTCCCGGATTACCATCCGCGCGGCGTCATCGAAGTCCCGAATGGTTGGGACAGCCGCCGTGGTCGTTTCATCCTGACGCTGGAAATCCATATCGGCACCGGCGACAAAATGAAGCAGGTCGTGATGGGTTATACCAACTCGGTCGGCTTCACCACGCGCCATGTCGATCACGACATGGAGTTCTACGTGAACAATACGTTCATGTTGCAAGAACGGCAAATCCCGACGGGGCGGGGTTATCGATCTGTCTTTATGCCGACACACACGAATGACGTTCTGTCTTCTCGTGATAACGCAGGACTGCGTCGGCGCAGCGGCGAGTTGTACACGATGCGGCCGGAGGATATCTATTCGTCCATCGACGCTGAGCAGACGATGAATCTGGTCAATGACGTTACCGATCTGCGTCTGACGCTGTCGAAAAACGCCATGAAGTCCTCGACCTCCAATCGTCTCGGTTCGCGATATATGTCTCGTGTACTCGATGCGCGTCGCAAAGCAGTCGATAACACGGAGTATGGCAACTCTGTGCTCGACATCAATGCGTCGGCTCAAGGCTATTGTCAAGAGTCGTATACGACGGACGATGTGTTTCTGCGAGCCATGTCTAACATCCAGGGCGTGTCCACGACAGTTGACAATTTCATATTCGACGATCTGCTCAAGCTCGATCCGGAAGCTGAACGCCGGACCGAAACGAAGCTCTTCGACGACATGTCTCGTTCTCAGACTCGCTTCGATGAGTATTCTAATCCGCTTAACGGACAGGAAGAAGAAGACAAGCTGGCCGCACTCGTTGCCGTTGCAGTCCCGGCACTGATGATGGAAACCGGTTTGCACGGGATAAAGTTCCAGATCCACAATCAGACGCCTGAAGGTGGGTTCGTGTTCGTTCCGACGGACGCCAAGTCTTTCGTGAAGGACGTGGAACTGAACTACTTCATCGACCAATTCGAAGAGCGGCTGATCGATGAACTGATGTATCCGATGACGGCCGACGATCGGTTCGACATCGGCCTTGAAGTGAAGTGCCGTGTTTTCGGGGAAGTGGACTTCACGATGTTCTACGACGGTCAAGACCAAGGCCGTTATGTGTTTCCGTGCTTCTGCAATTCCTTGGCATCTCCGATCGTCACCGATACACGCGACGATGTCCGTGAGATTTCCCGCAACTTCAACACCTTGTTCGACGAGTTCCTACCCGCGACTGGGCTCGGTAACAACAATCCCGGACGCGACTTCGGATATTGAGGTAAATTAAAAAATGCGTGACAAAATCATCGATTATTACAAGATCTTGCTCGAACTCGGCTGGATGGTTGCAGATGAAGACGGCAACGTTTCGGTCAAGCTCGGCGATCAGTTGATGCCGGCAACCATCAACGGCAAGCGCGTGGTCCTTCCCACGCGCGATCAGATGAAGAACACGAACTGGGACCATCGTGTCGGCTTTCACCCGCTGCGCGAATCGTTCAATCTGGGCATCAGTGACATGGTGGCCAGCCTGCGCGATCAGTTCGTTCAGCGCCTTAACACGGCGATTGCGTACCTGATGAAGGAGTTCATCGCAATCGCATACGACCAGGACAACCAGAAGAATCTGACGACCGAACAGGCCCAGGTTCTGAATGCGTTGGCCAAGTGTGATCATACGCTTGTGAAGGATTTCGAGGCTCTGCAAAAGAACACGAAGTCCCGCAACAACGCGGACATGTTCATCAACATCTTCATCCGTCGTGGTGCCGTTATCAAGGGCGTGACCTATGGTCGCGGCGGCCTCGTGAAGTTTCCGATCTACGAGGCGCTCCTTAAGCCGGAAAAGGAGCCGATCAACGGCGTCAAGCTGTCCAACAAGAATCGCGAGATGCTCATCAAGTTGTACGAGTTCATCTTCCCGACTCTGAAGGCAGATGCGGAGTTCTTCAACGTCGGCATCAACTCGCGTAGTGCTCCGTTCATCGAGTCGCTCGTGCGTGTAACCCTGAACGTCGTCGATGCTATCGTGGAAACGGCTCAGCCCTATATGGACAAGCTGGATCTGCCATACATCGTTCAGTTCCCGGAAGAAATCGGGATCTGGAAGGAAATCTTCGACAGCAAGGACATGGTCGAAAAGCTGGCTCGTACGATCCCCAACCTCAACGCCAATGAAATCGGTGAAGAGATGGATCGCGAGAAAGAATCAGACCGCCGGCAAGAAGAGCGTGAAGAGCGCGATGGTCGTCGCCAACTCGGCTCCGTTCGTGAAGAAAAACCCGTGAGTTCGGCTCCCGCCGCACCGCGTGGTCGCATGATCCTCGGCGCTCCCGCACCGACTTCCACGGGTGAAAGCCTGGGAAAACAACAGCCCGACAGAACCCACGCGGCTTCCGGTACTGATCGGGCAGTAACAAGCGAACGGGAAGCCCGCAGTGCAGCTGAGCGCGAACGTCGTGAACTCGAACAGCGCGAACTGGAACTGCGTCGTCGCGAAGAAGAACTCGATCGTCAGCGGCGTGAGGAAGAGCGTCGTGAAGTGCGGGAACGTGACCGCGAACGTGATTACGATAATCGTCGTAGCCGCGATCGTGATTATGACCGTGACGACCGGCGCCGCGATCGTGACCGCGATTATGATGATCGGGATGATCGTCGACGTGAACGTACCGGTGATGTCTTCGAAGACAATCCGGCACTGCGCGGTGCATTGCGTGACGAAGAAGACCGTTCTTATCGCGGCCGTCGTCGTTACCGTGATGACTACGACGATCGTGATGATCGTCGACGTGGTGTTCGCGACATTCGTGATCGTGGTCGTTATCGTGACGATCGTGATTACGATGATCGCTACGATCGACGTGATCGTTACTACCGTCGATAAGACGGCATAAGTGCCTACTGGATCCCTTCGGGGATCCAGTAGTGCTTTCTTTTTTGTTTACTTCTTTTCTTTGCTCAGTTGTGCAAGTTTGTCGACGTAAGACCAGTCCGGGATGAGCAGTGCCACAATCTGGTCAGTAGCTTCAAAACGGCTACGATAACCGTTCATCCGCATGATCGTCCAGTGATACCGACGGTCATAACCCATTGCGTACAGGAGACCGTAAAAGTCTCCTTCGTATTTGTACAACGTCGCCCAATCATCGCTCGTGATGATCCGAGTTTGCGTCGTTGACATGTTTTTGAGAACCGACAGGTGATCTTCAACCATCTGTCGGAAAGTGTCCGTGTAATAAATCGCCGGACCTTGATTATCGATGCTGTCGAGAATAGCGGGCATACCTGTCCTGTAAAATATAACAGCCATATATTATCAATTGGATACTGTCAAGAAGGTTCAGACAGTACACTTTTCAAAACGGAAATGGATGGTCAAATGACAATATTAGCGCGTCATCCAAGCGAGCTTTATCCGGAGTATCTTTCAAACAATTCCATGGACCCGTGGGTCGATGTAAATAGCGGTCCTCGGAAGGTGATGTTCGCTGGGCACGTGCCGCAAGCACTTGTCATCACAGGCTCTGAAGAACGTTATTGGCAAACGGGGACCGAAGCACGATTTGGAGAGTATTGTTTTTCAGTGAAAGCGCCGAGCGATATCGAGATTCTTCGAGTCGTCGATCGTTTTCCTAAGTCTCGTACCATCGGCAGCACGATCAAGAATCCTCAAAGGATCGCAATTTATGTTGATTTGAAAACGCGTCAAATCGGCTGCCTGGACCTGCGCGACTATTCGTTGGAACATCAGTACTTCGGTTTCGAGTACGTGAAGACCAAAGAATGGCATCGCATCGCAAAAGGGGAAAGTTTCGAAGAAGGAACCGAGTTTCTCGTATCACCGTCGATTAAACCCGGCGGCGGCTATGGCTATGGTCTAAACCTCATGTTCGCCAACATGAGTCACCCAGCAGTATCTGAAGACGGTATTCTGATTTCGGAATCCGCTCTGAAGAAGATGAGTTTCACGATGATCGAAACTCGGGTGGCATCGTGGGGCCAGAATCGCTATGGCCTGAACATGTTCGGAGACCCAAAAGCAGAGGACCCTAGAAAACGTTACAAGATCTTTAAAGACATCGGCGAAACCATCCGTGCCGATGGGCTGTTGATGGCCACTCGTGAATTTGACGAGCGGTTGGCAGTATGCAGTATGGGCATCTATGACACCATGATGCTCGACATGACGTATGACGAAAAGTTGTACACGCGCGCAGGTGATGGCGTGATTAAAGACATCATGGTCTATCACGATAATCGCTCACTGCCTAATGGCATGAACGCGCAGGTCGAGTATTACAAGGAACTGACCGATCGCTTCTATCGCGAAATCCTCGAAGAGTACAACATTCAGTACAAAGCTCGTCGAGGCGAAATGTATCTGACGGACGAATTCCATCGTCTCGTTCTGGAAGCATGCGCGATGACCGATTATGACATCGGCGATGTGGTGCAAAAACTGTATCACAAAGCACCGATCGATGATTGGCGTGTCGAGTTCAAGATCCAGTATACGGTGCTGCCGAACATCGGCAATAAAGCAACCGGCTGTGCTGGTGATAAGGGTGTCGTGTGTCATGTGCTGCCCGACGACGAAATGCCGCGCAATGAATGGGGTGTCACGGTCGAAGCAGTTATGTCGCCCGAATCGCCATGGAATCGGCAAAATGCTGGCAGTCTGTATGAGCCGTATTTCAATCAGGTGACTCGCGAGTTCCTGGTCACAGTACGCGATACGATTGAGCTTGGACCTACGGATCGGCCGACGGAAAAGCAAGTCCTGGAGGACATGCCTAAGCGTCAGGAAGCTTACGATAAGGTTTGGAATGACCTGATTCGTTTGTACGACATCCTCAGTCCGACGATGTATGAGAACTATTCGTCACCGGAATTCGATTCCAGTGAAAAGCGTGCTCTGCATTTGTCGTGGTTGCTGAAGTTCCCATGCATCCACATCCTCAGTCCGACAAACAGCATGACCGCGTGGCGTCAAGCGGTCGAGGCATGTGAAAAGTATTTCCCGCCTCGCGTTGGTCCTGTGCGATATCGAGATTATTCCGGTCAGTGGGTATGGACTGAAGAAAACATCGAGATCGGTCACAAGTATTTCATGCTGCTGGAGAAGATCTCCGATGACTGGATCGCAACCAATACGGCCAAGGTTCAGCATCTGGGTGTTCTCGGTCAAGTCACGAGTTCGGATAAGTATGCGAACCCGGTCAAGACTCAGGCAGTCAAGGCAATCTCCGAAGCAGAATTGCGGATCATCATGTCGTATTGTGGTGGTCAGGTTGCAGCAGACCTGCTGGATCGAAACAACTCTCTCGCCACTCACCGCGAGTATGTCTATTCGATTCTCGATTCGGAAACGCCGACCAACATCGAACGTGGTGTCGATCGAAACGTCGTCCCGCTTGGCAACAATCGGGCCCTCAAACTGTTCAAACACATTCTGGACTGCAACGGCTATAAGTTCGTATTCCAAAAATATCAGGATCCGGAACTCCAGTACCGAGATTCCTATATCGACAAGAGTCGCGAGTATCTGTTCGAGGTCACGAGCACGTTCCAACGCATGGCGCGCAGCGCGTACAATCTCGGCAAGAAAGCAGGCTCCTACATTCGACAACTCTTTAAGAAGGAAGGTTAAGCCGTATGCCGGACATTATCTTCCCAGCGCAAGAACTGCTGTCGTATTCTCCTCGACAGCTAGGTGATGTACTGACTGGTGAATTTTATCTGGAGTTTGAAGACGGTCAGTTGTTCACCAATGATCGTGAAACCAACTTCACGATGCCGATGTGGGATTGGATTCGCAAGCGTCCGATCCCGTTGAAGATGCGACATCACATCTCGCATTCGATGAAAAAGAAGACGTTCAATAAGAACATGCACATGGACTTGTTGAACATCATCCATTGGGACATCTACGAAACGTACAAGAAGAACGGTCGTTTCGGTGACTATGACCTGCTTGAGGAGCTTACGAAAGAGTTCTACGAGTATGGTAATGTCATGTATAACTTGCTGGCAGTCAAGATGGGTCCGTTCGTCTCGACGATCTCCATCAAAGACGTCATCAAGTTGTTCAATGTACCCGAGATTGCAAAACTACTGGAGGACTTGCGTCCGACGGAAGAGTCAGTGTTGGGAACGACTCAAGGCATCACTCGGTTGATCTCGAAATCGGACATCCCCGAAATCAAGAACAATCGTGCAGTACGCATGGCTCGTGCCGGCGTCATCAAGACCAATCAGCTGGTGCAAGCAATTGCTCCGACTGGTTATATCGAGGATCTTGGCGGAGAAATCTTTAAGTATCCGCTGATGTCCAATTACATCGATGGTCATCGGACGCTCTATGACAACATGGTCGAGTCGCGCAAAGCCTCTCAGGCGATTGAAGCGACCAAAGCCGAGTTGGAAGATGCAGTGTATCAGTCCCGACGTCAGGAAATCTTGAACCAGATCCTGATGAACGTGCATCCGGGCGACTGCGGCACGAAGAGTTTCATTCCATTCCGAATCAAGGAGGACAATGGCCTTACAGCCAGCGATCTGGAGTTGAACGACGGCGCGTATTACATGCTGCCTGAAGATCCGACCAAAACGTTGTATGAATTGAAGTCTACCGATGAGCATTTGATCGGCAAGATCATTCACATGCGCAACATCTTGCACTGTGCGCATCCGGATCCGAACGGCGTATGCGAGAGTTGTCTGGGTGCGATCAGCCTGACGATTCCGAAACGTACCAACCTCGGTCAGTTGATGACCACCGACCTGTACGCGTTTATCATTCAGCGTCAGTTGTCGAAAAAGCATTATCTGGCCAACAGCGTGGTGCAAAAGCTGCGAGTGATGGAAGAAGATGCGAAATTCCTATCCGTCGGTAAAGACGGTATTTCGTATTACTTCACGGAACATCTAGAAGGTAAACCGTACAAGATGATCATCAGTCACGACGAGGGAAAATCGTTGACCGACGTGATGTATCTCACCGACATCGATCGCGTTTCGATCAGTCGGATTACGGAAATCGGCTCGATGGCTCTAGAAGTGGATTACGGTGCGTATGTTGACCGTCGTCCTTTCATCCTCGGCACCGGCAAGCGTATGGCAAGCTTCTCTCACGAGATGCTCAAGTACGTGAAAGAGCAGTATTGGGAAATCGATTCGAAGAACAACTTCGTGATCGACATGAGCAACTGGGATGTCACCAAACCGTTTGCTTATGTGCCCATGAAGAACGATTCGCTCATCGACTTCAGTGAAGGCTTTAAGAAGCACATTGAGTCGGAAGTGAAACGGGAAGAAATCCGCGATCAATTCACCGACGTGGACTCATTCCTCATCGATACCTACGAACTGCTCAATAGCGAATTGCAGATCAACATGGCTCAGGTTTCCGTGGCTGTGTATGGTATCATGATTCGATCCGCTGCCAATGGGCAATTTGCTCTGCCCAAGCCTTGGTCCAAACGAGGTATCGGCGTCATGAGTCGTGCGATGGCAATGCGCGATCTCTCGGCAACGATGGCTTTCGAAAAGCACACCATCATCTTCAGTTCGGTGGAAAGCTTCATCTACAAGAATCGCCCTGATCATCCGATGTCGGCGATCCTCCACCCTGAATTGTTGCCGAAGGTGTAATTGCAGTAAACCCTTAGCCGCGGGTTAAAGCGGCGGTCCCTTTGCTCCCTAGTTAGGGTGCGTAAATCCGTAATGGAGTTTTAAAATGAGTAAAGTTGAAAATGCAGTTATGCAATGTATGATTGACGGTACTTTCAATGTCCACGACATTCGTGGAGATAAGGTAGGTGTCATCGTGCATGATTGCACCAGCGGTTCGAACGCTCTTTACTTGTCGTACAGCAGCGATTTGGAGCAATACGGCGATCTCAGCCTTGCTCGCTGTATCTCGATTCCTCTGGAACCCATTCCTGGCCGCTCCAGTTCAAACAAGTTTACACCACCTCTTTATCTGGTGGAAGTCGGTAAAGGTCCGATCGTTCGGTGTGCTAGCGATATGCGCAGGATTTATTTGGCGCATCTGTATAATCGTCCACTCTATGATGTCGGGCGCGGCAGCGGAAAGAATTACGATCCTGCCGCCGTATTTGCTGATCCTGTCCTCAAGCTGATCTGGGCAGCGTATAAGTATCTCTCGGGATGCGACATGCATGAAGCATTGCGTGAGAACGATTACCAGTACGAACGCCTCGGCGTTTATACTCGTTTCCACGACGATAACGAAAACAACATCTACAATACACCGCGTACGATGAATTACTATCCGGATATCCGCACGATTCGCGCCTCATGGTCGATCGGTGGTACTCCGATGGACGTGGTTCGTCATAATGACCCAATGGGAGAAACGGCGACACAGATTAAGTCTCAGCCGTATCGTCTTCAAATCCAGCGGGTTTACCAGAACGAAGGATGGAAGTCTCTGCGGCGCGAGATGATAGACGATAAGAAGCTTCATGCGTTCGTGAAACAGTTTTATGAAAACGGCTACGGAGTGTCCGGATCCAGGGTTCTGGCTGATTCAGTAGCATAGTGGCGATGGGAGAGTTTCGACTCTCCCATTAATTTTTCCAATCGAACCTCGATAAAACCAACAGCCGCTCAATCCTTTGAGCTATGCCTATGGGGTTTTTTGCACGATGAGTAAGCTAATCGTCAGGGTGTTCAGCCATCACTTCAGCGTAAAGTTTGGCGAGACCTCTCCGGCGGCGAGAAAGATCGTAGCGAAATTTGCTTCCTGGTTCGAGTATTGGGACTGGGACGAAGCAGGAGGCGAGAAGTATCTCGACTTCAAAGATTCCTACTCTTCCCCGCCGACAAGAACGGGTTTAAACGACCCGCCGCTAGAAACGGATTGGGATCATCCCAATTTGGAGTACAGATTCCACATCAATAGCCTGGGCGATTTCAAGAAGATATTGGACCGCGCTGGTGCGAGACCAGAGGACGTTGAATACACAATTGAGCCGACCTATGAGTCAGCTGCTGTAGAAATCAAGATCAAGGAAAACTTTAAGCCGTTCGATGATCAGGTCCCGATCTTCGAGCAGCTGAAAAATCCTGAGATCGTTTCAAAATTGTTGGGACTCCAAACCGGTGGCGGTAAGTCGGCGCTGGCAATCTTTGCCGCCGCACACTGGTCGTTGAGAACAGTCGCGTTCATGAAACCCGGCTATCTCGATAAATGGGTCGATGACATCAAGAAGCAATGTGACATCGCTCCAACTCAGATCGTCGTGATCGGAGGTGAAAATAACGCAAGCGGTTTTGCTCGTCTTGCATGGCTGATTAAGGGTCTTCATGAAGGTTGGCTTCAGCCTTCGTTCGTATTGATCTCAAACGCCACGTTCCGTAACTGGATTACGGAGCAGGAAAAGTTACCCCCAGGAGAATACGTTCCTGGGTTTGACATTTATCCGTGGGAATTCATGCAGGTCTGCGGCTTTGGTTTTCGAATCATTGACGAGACTCATCAGGATTTCCATGCAAACTTCTTGTTCGATCTGTACACCCACATCGAGCAATCTCTTTCATTGTCCGCCACGCTGATCAGTCGTAATAACTTTCTGATGGACATGTACAAGATGGCCTATCCGATGGAAAATCGGATGAAGGTTCCTGAGTACAGGAAGTATATTCGATCGATTGCGTGGATGTATGACATTCATGAACCTCGTCGACTGAAGACGAGTTCTCGTGGAAGAACATCGTATTCCCATGTGGAGTTCGAAAAGTCTTTGCAACGTAGCACCAAGCTGTTCAAGCAGTATCTGCTGATGGTGTATGACGTAATGCGTAAGACGTATTTCTTCGAAAGAAAACCAGGCGAGAAGTGCCTCATCTACTTCGCAACTCGAAAGATGTGCGAAGATGCGATTTATTACTACAAACAGATGATGCCTGATTTGAAGTTTGCGAAATACAATCAGGGAGATTCATTAGCGAAAGCTCTGGAAGCGGATGTGATCATCGCCACCTTGCAAAAGGCTGGTACTGCGATCGACATCCCGAATCTGACGACAGTGATCTTAACGGTTGCTATCGATTCGATTCAATCCAACCTCCAAAGTCTTGGACGCTTACGCGATCTCAAGAGGCTTTACGGTTCGGATCGTGTTCCGACGTTTGTGTACTTTGTGTGCATGAACATTGCGAAGCACATGACCTATCATCGGTCCAAGCGGGAACTGATGAAAGAAAAAGCATTGATCTCGACGACGATGCATCATTCTCAAACACTGGGGATTTAGCATATACTGACAG